AGCGGTCGAAGCAGAAGAAGAAGTGGAAGCAGAAGCAAGTGAAGAAGTGGAAGCAGAAGCAGAAGAAGAAGTGGAAGCCGAAGCAGACGAAGAAGTGGGAGAGGAAGCGGTCGAAGAAGTGGAAGCAGAAGTAGACGAAGAAGAGGAAGCAGGGGCAGAAGCGGGAGCAGGGGCAGAAGCAAGTGAAGAAGTGGGAGAGGAAGCGGGCGAAGCGGTCGAAGCAGAAGCAAGTGAAGAAGTGGAAGCAGAAGCAAGTGAAGAAGTGGAAGCCGGAGAACTTACCGGTGACTTGAAACAACGTATTGCTGAATTAGATTATTTACGTCAATGTTGTGGAAACTGGGTAGGATCGGGTAAAAGGGGGAAACGTAATTTCCTGACTGCTTGGGAAAATAAAAATGTTTCGGTAGATGCTAATGTAAATTATGAAGATACATTAGATCAACTTGAAAAACTTCCTGAAATAATTAAATTATGGTCAGAAAATAAAATGAATGAATTAAATTTTTTTAAAAAAATAGAATCTTATACTTTAAATAAACCTTTTTTTAATGAAAAAAGTGTAACAGAAAAAGTTGAAGTTGTAGAACAATTAATTACTTTATTAACAGATTGTGCTAATAGAAAAATAGGTAGTCAGGATATAATTGATTATATTAACAATTATTAATATTTTTGTAAATTAGTTACTGTAAGCCAAACCACCCATACCGGACATGATACGGAGAACATTATAGTTGACGGCGAAGATGGTCATTGCAACAGTAGCGGCATTAGTGGTTCCTGGGGCGCTCTGCGCTTGAGTCGCGGCACCAGTGGCAACTGTCACAGAAGTTCCAACTAATTGAGCATTATCGATTCTAGAGAAGTTACAGGTTCCCGATGGTTGGTGTTCTTCGGGTTTAAGTGCGAAAGAATAAACCGCAACACTATCACCACCCACAATTGCGACATGGTCGGGATTTTGGTCACTATCATCATTACCAATAGTGGGAACACCACCGTATCCAGTATGATACTGCCATACTTGCGTTCTAGTGAAATATTTAGTATCTCTTTCTTTAAAGCGATCGTGTCCATTCAGTTTTAATTGCCAATCACCGCCTATTTTATCTATTGAAACTGGGCCTGACGATGCGTCACCCCCGGCGGCATTAAGGGCCTGGTGTCTTCCACCATTAGAGTCTACGGCAGTTGTATTTCTTAAAGTCCACACCAATTCTTTAACTGGATGATTGAAGTTAAGGTTAATTGTTGGATTTGCGGCGGTGATACTAGTTTCAGATATCTGCAATTGTTCAATTAAATATTCGTGCGAAACTTGTGCAAATCTACGGCGTTCATCTGTGTCTAGATATATATAATCACACCATAATTTAAAACTGGGGGCTGCGGTAACATCTGATGTGGTTGCATTACTTGGATCCGCGAAGTTCTCACCAGTAGCTGAGTCAACCCGTACCAGATTCCCCAGTGTTTCAAATGTCATTTTCACCTTTACCTCATGATATTGAAGGGCAATTAAAGGCAAAGCAAGCCCCGGATTACGACAAAACCAAAAATTAAGTGGCAAATATATATTATTAACTGTTATCTTAGCGTCCACATCACCAGTGTGTCCATTCAGGTAAGTAAATCCATTGACAGTGGCCGTGCCTGCGTCGGCGGTGGCGGAAAACTCGTTCGTTCCAGCGGCATATGTTCCTGTATTTAATCCATAACCATTACCGGTCATTTTTTGGTATAATGTTCCATTCCCAGAAGGAATAGTATTACCGGGTCCCACCGTACCTCCAAAATGGCCAGACGGATTAAATTCATTTAAATCAGAATATACACGATTCCACATAGACGTATGTTTATCAATTTTCTGACCACCAATTTCAATTTCACATGTTTTAATTAATGAATCACCATATCTTTCAACATTACCGACCTGGCGGGCGTCAGCACCAGTCCCTTGGGCATGCTCGAAAGTAGCATCATGTTCCAGATACATTCTGCCAACTAAATCACCATTGCGTGAAATAGTTGCCGAAACGTCGCTACCGAAACCAGCAGTACCGTTGAATGTCTGCTCGATTGCCTCCATCGAGAAGTTCGTGTGTCTTCGGTAGACAACCTTAAAGAAAGTAATCTGCGGGTTACCCGTAAGGTAGATATCCTGAGCGCCGTAGGCTACAAGTTGCATTAATCCTCCTCCCATTATTTATACCTTAGATTAGAAAAAAAATATGACACAATAAAACTTATTTATTGAATCATAATAATAAGATATTGTTAAAAAACATTATTAGTTAATCCTAAGATAGTTCATCCTAAGATAGTTCATCCTAAGATGGTGCATATTTTGTAAATTAGTTACTGTAAGCCAAACCACCCATACCAGACATGATACGGAGAACATTATAGTTGACGGCAAAGAGATAACCGGTGCCACCCGGAGCAGCACTGCATACTAATTGAGCATTATCAATTCTAGAGAAGTTACAGGTCCCCGATGGCTGGTGTTCTTCGGGTTTAAGGGCGAATGAATATACGGCAATTGAATCATCACAGTTACCACTGCCGGCAGTCGCCGCGCTATCGACGCCACCAGCGCCCGTGTGATATTGCCATATTTGGGTACGAGTAAAATATTTGGCATTGCGTGCAGAAAACCGATCATGTCCATTAAGTTTTATTTGCCAAGTTCTATCGTTGGTTGTGATACTGTCGTCGCGTATTCCGGTATCGACGGCAACTGTGCCACTCCATATTAGTTCTTTAACGGGGTGATTAAAGTTAATATCATTTGTAGGAGCGTTGGATAAAGTTTGATATTGTACTTGTTCAATTAAATATTCATGGGATACTTGGGCGAATCTGCGACGTTCATCTGTATCGAGGTAAATATAATCCGCATATAGAGTAGCGGCAGCATCAACAATAACAGCGCTGGTGGCGTTCCAAGTAACCATTACCTTAACCTCGTGATATTGTAGTGCGATCAAGGGTAAGGCAAGACCTGGATTACGGCAAAACCAGAATTGAAGTGGGATAAAACACTTCTCTAAGCCAGTCGCTTCGCCTTTAACACCTCCCATTTTTGACATATTTTGAAAAACCGTCCCGGCGCTGTCGTTGGCTGTCCCAGTATGTCCCGTTGGATTGGGTTCAGTTAATTCAGACCAAATTTCCATCCAGTATCCATAATGTTTGTCAATAGTCTGACCACCAATTTCTAATTCAACTAAATCAATCATATTGGCGCCCGGATTATGAATATCGTCCGACGGTGTCGTAGCTTCAAAGTACAATCTGTGAACTAAGTCACCGTTACGGGAAATGGTATATGTTTGTCTACTACCCGCAGTCATTGTTCCACTCGGAGTTTGTTCGATTGCCTCCATCGAGAAGTTCGTGTGTCTGCGGTAGACAACCTTAAAGAAAGTAATCTGCGGGTTACCCGTAAGGTAGATATCCTGAGCGCCATAGGCTACAAGTTGCATTAATCCTCCTCCCATTATTTATACCTTAGATTAGAAAAAAATTTTAGAGAAATAAAACAAACTAGAATATTTATATTGTAATCTTAATAATTATTTTAATTATTAATTTTGAAAAAAAAGATATCTTCTAAGATATAGATAAATAATTTAGTTACTGTAAGCTAAACCACCCATACCGGACATGATACGGAGGACGTTGTAGTTGACGGCGTATATATATACATTCGCACCACTTGGAGGAGTACCGCCTCCAGCTTCTAATTGTGCTACCAGTTGAGCATTGTCAATTCTAGAGAAGTTACAGGTTCCCGATGGTTGGTGTTCTTCGGGTTTAAGGGCGAAAGAATATACACATATACCATCAAGTCCAACCAAATCAGTAATATTACCTACACCACCATAACCACTGTGATAATCATATACTTGTTTTCTAGTGAAATATAAACCTTTTTGTTCAGCAAATCTATCATGGCCATTTAATTTAAGTTGAAAAGTAGATGCTTCATTATCCCAAGCAGCGTTGGCGGTATTTCCGGGCGCCGCCGCGCAATATGTAGCATTATTTGTTATGGTGGTTGCGGGTGTGGCACCAAAAGCCCATACTAATTCTTTTACCGGATGATTAAAGTTTAGATCTATATTGTTACCGGTTACCGATGTTGTCCCCCATGTTACACTAGAATCCTGAAATTGTAATTGTTCAATTAAATATTCGTGTGAAACCTGTGCGAATCTACGTCTTTCATCTGTATCAAGATATATATATTGAGTCCATAAATTTACAGCATCAGAGCCTAATGCTGTACAACCTGACAGATTATTACCGGTACCGGTCGGTCCCGAAAATGTTAAATTTACTTTAACTTCGTGATATTGTAGAGCAATAAGCGGTAGAGCTAGACCCGGATTACGACAAAACCAAAATAATAGAGGGATATAAAATGTGTGATCGCTCTCCGGCGCGGTGTTGCTCTGAATATCCCCGTTCCCAGACATTTTTTGCCATAGTGTTTGTCCAGCATATGCTGTGCCAGCATTCGGAACACCGCTACCAGTTGGGTTTACTTCTGTTAAATCGCACCAAATTTGCATCCAACGACCATAATGTTTATCAATTTTTTGCCCACCAATTTCAAGTTCAAGTTGATCTATAATAGAATGTCCTATATTATGCTCGGCGGCGTCAGCAGCAGTCAATTTTGCTTCTAAATACATTTTATGAACTAAATCACCATTGCGGGAAATAGTAGCAGTTACTCTATTACCGTCCGCTACTGTACCATTCCACGTTTGTTTAATATCTTCCATCGAGAAGTTCGTGTGTCTGCGGTAGACAACCTTAAAGAAAGTAATCTGCGGGTTACCCGTAAGGTAGATATCCTGAGCGCCGTAGGCTACAAGTTGCATTAATCCTCCTCCCATTATTTATACCTTAGATTAGAAAAAAATTTTGGAAAATAATTTAACATACTTGAATTATTTAAGTTAATCTTCCAAAATTATTTTCTATTCTAAGGTATAATAATGGTCATTGAAGGGGGAACAGGAACAGGCGAACAAGCAGTTCACAACGATAGTCTTTTTACTGGGGTTGGACTCCCTTTATCCGGTTCAGACGTTGGATATGCCAGGGGGATTGCGCCACCGGGGGCCGTCTACCATGATTTAGGGCAACGTAACGATTATATTAACACAGGCACCAAGGCCTCTCCTTATTGGGAGACAGTCATCCCCGTCGTTGCCGGCGACCACACTAGTGTGGGCTTCACAGCAGGAACCGCGCACAATTCCATCGTCCCCGTCGCCGACACGACCGCCTCCGTCATCACCGGGGGGGGGATCCGTATCCATGGGGACGGGAAAGCGGTAAACGATTCTGGGGCGATTGCGAGCTCGGATGGTGGTACACCCACTCTTGCCCTCAAAACCACAGATGAAGACTTACACTGTATCTGCATAGGTGAAGGGGACAGCACGGCTTCCCTCCAACCGGATCACAATGGACCACATGTTCTTGACTGCTCCTTTACTGGGGACGCGATCACCAGTCGGAAGGTTTTTTGTGGATTCATCGGCCTGTCGGCCGATGCCCTAGTATCTCCCGTAACAATAGCCGGTACGACTGCCACTCTCGTACAGGATGATTTGGCTGGAATGTGTTTTGACACAGATGGGGGCGATGGTGATAGAATCATGTTTGTTACAAATAAAGGCAATGCCGCGGCGACAGTTTCGACCGGCGGCGCCGGGGTTGATACCGGGGTAAATATCCCGGCGGCGGGTACATTCCAACATTGGAGAGTGCAAGTGTCGAGAGAAGGTCACGTAACGGTATTTTTAAACAAGGTACAGGTGGGACATACATCAAATGCCCTTGACGCTGATGAGGAAATTCATCCGACCTTCGTCCTCACCTCGAATTCCGCCAATATCCAAACCGCTGAGGTAAGTCAGTGGCTGCATAGGTGCACGGGCTTTGACAACGTCGGGGATGTGACGAAGCATGTCCCCTCTGCCACAGCTTAAATCTATTTATTTACCTATTTATTTACCTATTATTTTAGAGAAAAAATATATAAATCTAAATTTATATATTTTTTTTACATTTAAGAGAATAATTGAGAGAATAATAACTTAATTGGAATAAGCAAGACCACCCATGCCACTCATAATTCGTAAGACATTATAGTTAATAGCATAAATATATAGAGTAGTCGAGGTGGTATCGACAGAATCAAACATTAATTTAGCGTTATCTATTCTTGAAAAATTACAGGTTCCCGAGGGTTGGTGTTCTTCCGGTTTAAGGGCGAAACTATACAAATAAATGTGTTTCAACGGTGTTTTATGACCGGCTTGGACAGGCTGACAGGTTCTGAAATATGTGGCGTTACGTTTAGCAAAACGATCGTGACCGTTCAATTGTAATTTACCTTTGGTAAACCACTCGGATGATTCACTACCGCCCAAATATTCGCTCGTCTGACTAGCTCCTGAGTGATAATTAAAATAATCGTTTTTCGCTCCTGTGCCCCCAACATTTTTCATTACTACATTCGCGTTGGCGCCGGTGCTTGTGATAGTTGTTTCTTCGGAACCGACAGTATTATTCTGAAATACCCAAATTAATTCTTTGACGGGGTGATTAAAATTAAGTTTATTTGAGAGGGCGGCAGTAGAGGTCTGTTGCTGAAGTTGTTCAATAAGATATTCGTGGGATACTTGTGCAAATCTACGTCTTTCATCGGTATCGAGATAGATATAGTCCGCCCATAATTCGACGGAAGGTGCAGCGGGCGCCAAGGCTGAGGAACCATTTGACATGATTAAACCTGCCATACCACGTGTTTTAATTTTAATCTTTACCTCGTGATATTGTAGAGCTATAAGCGGTAGAGCTAGACCCGGATTACGACAAAACCAAAATTTTAGGGGTACATATAACTGTAATAATTTGGTAGCACCCGTACCCACTGGCTTCGAGAGGGTCGCAAGTCTGGTTTCATGTTTATTTAAGCCGAGCCATTCGTCGTGTTGTTTATCACTTAATTCATTCCAAATATCTAACCACCGTCCATATTGCCGATCGATCCTTTGACCCCCGATTTCAACTTCACACTCGTTAATAAATCCGTGCCCGGTATTATTTATCCAGGCGGCATAGGCGTTTGCATCTGCGGTACCCTGACTTTTCATCTTAACGTCCAACCATAAGTTTGAAACTAAATCACCGTTGCGCGAAATGGTAGAAGTAATAGTAGAGCCGGCGGCGCTGACTGATCCACTAAAAGTCTGGAGAATCGCCTCCATCGAGAAGTTCGTGTGTCTGCGGTAGACAACCTTAAAGAAAGTAATCTGCGGGTTACCCGTAAGGTAGATATCCTGAGCGCCATAGGCTACAAGTTGCATTAATCCTCCTCCCATTATTTATACCTTAGTTTAGAAAAAAATTCAAAGATTTAAAAATAGTATTTCAAGATTTTACAAAAACATAAATAAAACAACCAATAAAAATGCTTCATGGAAATTTAGTGGTTTAAATTTCTCTATACTCTGACCACTATTCAGCATAAGTTTCGGCCATATCTTATTGTAGGCCCATTGAACCATTAAGGTTTTCAAGATAAGCATTACTAAACCCATTAAAAACATAACAAATTGCCCATTGCCACCCATCTTCTTACCCATCTCTTCACTTGCTTTTTCTAATCCACCACCCAACATTTTTTTAAGAACCATTATATTACTCCTTTAGAAATAATTTCTCCGTTTCCTTGGGATCCATTTTAAGATCCAATACCTGTTTCACCGGATTCATAATCTGATTTGTAATATAAAATTCATAATCAATTAATCTATCTTCTTTGGGAATAGATTCATCCTTCATATAATCAATATGTTCTATTCTATCTCCCTGTAAAATTACCTTTTTCTTGTATTTTGCTTCACCATTAATTATTTCTGTTTTAAATTTTTGCCCCCCATCAACGTAAATTGTTTTATATTTTATTTGCCCTTCTTTCTGTGCTCCTTTTTTATAAACTCCGTCTGGAATTTTCTTTTTGACCTGCTTAAATCCATTTGGAATTTTCTTTTTGACTTTCTTATATCCAATTATAATCGGCTTATCGTCGACAATCTTATAAACATAAGGTATCCTATCATTTGCTTTCGGTTTATTACCTGGATCCCTTTCAGCCATTCTATCTGCTAATACTTTATGGGCTATACTCTGTGGATTCTTATAATAACCTCTTAATGACTTAGATATTACAAAATATGACAAAGCAAACTCCGCATTTCTAATTTTCTTTAATGTTTCCTTTAACCATTCCACAGTAGCATCGAAATCTTTCTCTATCATTATTTTCTCAATTACATGACCAAATACATACTTTACTATTGGAGCATTATCTCTCCTCTTTAAAACAATACCCATGGAGGTTCTCTTTGCTCCGGTGGATTCGAATTCGTATTTATCGCCAGTATACCTTTTCTTAGAGATAAGAATAAATGGCCAGAATGTTTTTTCATATTCTAATACTTGCGGCTGTTTTCCTTCCTTATCCATTAATTCTTTAATAAATTCACCTGCTTCTTGTCCACACTTAATTGAATGTTCTAGTGCTTGTTTTCCTTTCAGGATATTACCATATTTATCTTTTCTACTGAATTTAATAAAGACAGAATCTGTATCACCATAAACAACCTCGGGTTTATCATAACCACTTGATTTAGCCCAAGACTCTACACCATTCGTAGCATCAACCGTCAATCTTTCTCTACCAACCGAAGTCGTACATGCGGCTAATTGTAATTTGAAGATGGGGCTTGTTTTTGCACCCAATTGACCATAAACAGAATTAGCTGTGACTTTATAGGCCAATTGCAATCCATCCAATACCTTTTTCTTAAATTCATCTGGTTCTTTATTCATTCTTTTTTTGGTTGCTTTCCTCGCACTTAATAGATGAGCCAAGACAGCTGGAATAATCCCCATGGGTTTTTCCGATTTTCCGACCATTCCATTTCTTTCCATGAAATCCTTAGTCAAGAAATGACAAATAATTTCGGGTTTTTCTTCATCTAACAACTTTTCAACTACATCTCCCTCACCCTTCCCCTTATAAACCCAATTCTTATATTTAATAGTATGATAATCTATATCTTCTATCCAACCATTCTTCTCAATTAAAGAGTAATCTTCGATATAAGTTTCGTGTGAAATATTCTTCTCAATAATAGATGATGGATACAATGAAGCATAATCGAGGACAGCTACTGGATCATCTAGATATATACCCGGTGTAGGATCCAAAACAATCGCTCCTTCATAACCTTGAATCTTATATTTGTCCTTTTTCATAATTTCTTTTAACCAACTTTCTAATTCCCATGAAGTTGGTTTCCTCCAATCGGCATCTTCTTTAATCTGATCTATGATCTCTTGTTCCGAAGAACCCTTTTTCGCCATCTTAACATAATCTTTAAGATTAGGAATTTTAATTAATTCTGGTATTCGTGTATTTCGTTTTGAACATTCTTTTGTCACAACAGAAGTAATTTTAACACCCTGACCCCTTAGGAAGATATAAGAAGCTGGAACAAATGATACATTCGCCATCGCCAAATTATTAGGGATAATATCCAACAAAATCAATAAATTAATACATAATTCGCAATCCTGAATACAATATTTTGCTACCTCGGCTCTACCCGATGCCCCGCCATGTTTATGTTTATCAAAGATATCCTGAGGTGAAATATCGTCCTTATTTAAACACCATTCAATTTTATGATAATCGTTCACTCTTAGATTTAATGTTTCTTCTAAATAAATATTATTATCCATAATTCCATTAATTTTAATTTTTTTTCCATCTTTATACGATTCTTCTCCAATATTACTATGAAGACTAAATGATATAAAATCGCCTTTTTTGAGGTTCCCAATGGTTGAAACTTGGATCCTTTTCTTGTTTATTTCTTTTAGTTTTCCTCTCATAAAATGTGAAGCAACATTATCAAGTTTATAAGAATCTAAATTATGTCCTTTTTCAATCTCTTTCTGTATATCAAAGAGGATACGACCATCCATCGTAAAATACGATAATTTATTTTCCCCCAGGGCAGATGAATTTAAATCTTGAACTTTATAATTACAAATTTTGTTACGATGACTGGTTTCACCTTCATCGATTTTTCCTAAATTATAAAATTCTGATTTGGGACAAGTGTCATCGTGTCCCCATTTATCACATAAACATTTCCCCGATGAAGTTGTGGGACAAGGAAAATAAAAATCAACTCTTTCTTTAATATATCTGAAATCAAAACCAAAGATATTATATCCTGTTATAAAATCAGGATCTTCCCCTTTAATTAATTGCGACCATTTTATCAATAATTCTTTCTCATCTTTACAAGAGACAACGTCTATATTAAGATTCTTCATTTTATCACATATTTCTTCATCCGTCATATTTTCTTTGGGACCAATAACAAGAATATTTCGCGTCCAATTATTCGTTCCATAATCATGAAAGACAGTACCAATCTGAATAATTGGGTCCCCTTTAATTACTACTTCTTTATCTTCTTCATTATCACCGGCTACTCTGCGGGGACCGAAGGCATTTTCAGTAATAATTTCTTTTATTTTTTCAATAGTATCATCGCGTTCTTTATTTTTATTTTTTTCTTCATTAATAATTCTTATGATATCTTGAATTTTAGATATTTCATCTACAATAATTTTCATAAAATCTTCGTGAATAAATCTATCTTCCAAGGTTTCGAACTCGTATTCATCTGTAAATTTATAATAACTCTTAACATTAGGAATATCTAATTTAAATCCAAATTTTAAAAGATTCATTGTAATATCTTCTAAATATTCAATATCTTCCTCAACATCTGAATCAGAATCATCATCATCGTTGGGGTTTAATTCTATCTTGAAAGCTCTTTGTTTCTTAATTATTCTATAAGAATCAAAGATCGAAGCCGCGAATTTTTTATAATCTTTTTGTGCCATCGGGAAATCCCCTGTTAAACTATCGCACTCAATATCAAAAGAAGCAATCTTGTAATTACTTGTCTGTATATCTTCAATTGATACAACATTTTTCCAATCACAGCAATATTCTTCTTCATATTGGGAGAAGATACTCCTTGGAGCTAAATTTTCCATTGTTTCACACTGAATCCAGCCTGTTGGGTTAATATTTCTTTCGTGAATAAATCTAATTATAGGATGCAAAGATGCTTCATATAAATTGCTGTCACAAATTTTATCTTCGGAACACGTTCTATCAAGATCGATCCATTCTTTATCTTTATCTATATACGAGAACTCGCTACTTTTGCCGTAGGTATTATAAAACTTCTTCACTTCTATAATTACCTTTTTCATATCTCCCAGATTGGTAAAACATGCCTTTAAGAAATTATATTCTACAACTTTATTGCGTTGATTATCCCACTCCAAAGAATAAAAGTCTTTTCCACTAATTACTTTTGATGAATTATCACCCGAACCTCTGATAAATGTTTCCATAATTGTAATTTCATTATCTCGGTTTCTTCTTTTTTGGCATATTCTATTTAGTAAATTTACGCCATCACTTGTATCCCATTCGGGGGGTATTTTAAGATAGAAGTATGGTAAATAATTTAGAACATGACAAACTACATTATCATTATTTTGGTTTTTCCCGTAAATGGTAATACAGAATTTTTTAACTTTATTAATATAAATATCATCTGATAGCAGATCAACAATTTGAAATGACTTTATCGACATTATTAATTAATATTAAATTGTTTTTTTATTTTTAAATCAAATTTTTTAAATAATATAATAGTTATATGGAACTACAATCCAGGGAATTCAGTATCCTATTATTTGTAGGGTTGGTCATTTTTATTTATGTTAACTTTCTAAGAAAAAGTTTAAATCTTGATCTGGTTAGGGCTAGAACAAATAATCAAGAATATTATGTCCGCAAATTACCTGATAAACAACAAGCTGCCGACAGATTAGGTTCTTTGAGTATTAAATTAAGAGACTTAATCAAGCATTGTGAAAAAAAAGACACCAAAGTCGACGAAATAAAAAAATTATCGGATAATTTTAATTCAGATATAATTACTGAAAATATTCCTGGCTCGAGATATGTTGCATATTCGGTCAATAAAGGAGATGAATTATCAATTTGTATTAGGGAAAAAGGAACCGAAAAATTCATAGATGATAATACCGTTATGTTCGTTTCTATCCACGAAATGGCTCATATAATGAGTAAAGAAACGGGGCACCCCCCCGAATTCTGGGATAACATGAAATACTTATTAGAAAATTCCGCTGAAATGGGTATTTATATACCAAATGATTATAGTAAGGAGCCGGTTGATTACTGCGGTCAAGAAATAAATAGCACTCCTATGGACATCTGAACCCATGGACCTCTGAACCCAAAATTAAATAATTTTAAATTTAAAATTTATTTTAAAATATCTTTATATATACATGAAAGATCTAATCGGCGATCCTGTAAATACTCATTTTACTATTTATGAACACACAGACATAAATAGTAATAAAGAAATTAAACTTAAATATCCTATATATAATAGCGATACAATAAAATCTCTCCTAGATAAGATAGCTGTTTCAGTTGATGATACTATTAATTCAGATCATATTTTTGCCTTTATTAATAATCTCCAAATAGATAATTCACAAATTGAAGAGTTAGAAAAACAAATAATTGAGCATGATAAATTCAGAGAATATATAAAACAACACTTCCCGGATTTTAATGATCTATTTAAGAAAAATAAATTCGATAAATTCATTAAAAAGAATAAAGAATATATACATGAAAACTTTCCTATAAAGAACTGGAAGTCTTGGATTACCAGAATAAAACAAAAATATAACGATGGTTTGGCCGAATTGGAACAGAAGATACGGGAAGATCTCTTTAAAAATATTAAACCATTAAGTCATTTTATTAAGGATATTTCATTCGATATTTACACTGATAAAAATTTAGATTACAATATCATCAATAAAGATAAAAGTATAAAATATCTAGATTTAGAAGATCTCCGCAATGAAACCCTTATTAAAGTTAATTATGAAAAAATTTCTATTCACTTTGTCACCTTAAAAGGTTATTTGAAATATTTAAAAGATAATATGGAATTCACAGATGGAGAGATATTTAAGGGATTAGTTCGTAAATATTTTCCAGACGTGAATATGATCGATTTAACGGATGATAAATCGCACATTACCGAATTAAAAAAAATACAAAAATCTATCTCTTACAGATTAAATTTAGATAATGATAAAAATAAAAAACTCCAATCCAATCTATTGGAAAAAATAGAATACAAAAAGATTAAACCACTTTTAATAATATCCGGAAATAATAGCGAAAATAACGCCGTAAATACACAGAGAATGTTTAAAGAAATTGAATTAACTGAGGAATACCCATTTTCAAAATTGTATCTCGATAATTATAAAGAATCTTATTATAAG